ATACTTTCCAAACTCGTTTATCTGTCTATTTGTTAACGAATCACAAGATAAAGTCGTTCTAAATATTGAAAAAGAGTATCCATCCATAAAATATATCTATGTTACAGATCAAAAAGCGTATGGTGGATTAACCGGTACTTGGAATAAAGGTATAGATATGTGTTTTGATCATGGATGTGAAGTTGTTATATTGAGTAATGATGATATATTTTTCGATAACTCTATATATAATATTGTTAACACTGCTTATAAATGTAGTAATCAATTAAAATACTTTGGACCACTTACTAACAATCCAGGACCATCAGTAGCAAATGTGAAAAATCAGAAAGCGAAATTACCAAGGAATAAACCAGGATATGTGTGTAAGCACAAAGGTGCGAAATTTAATATAAATGGATTCTTCATGGTGTTTCCGAAAAAGAGTCTGATAGAGAACAAGTTTGATGAGGAACACTATTTTGATCCGAAATATCCATTTGGTGGTAATGAGAAAGAGTGGTTCGATCGGTTTATCAAAAAGGGGGGAGTACCGGTTATTACTCCGCGAACTTTTATATATCATTATAAATTAAAAAAGTGGAGAAAGAAGACTGTTCCGAACGATACATGTATATTCACAATTAATTTGGGTGGGTATGATAGTGAAGATATTGCATTGAAGAAACAAGATGGTATTGATTGTTTATACTTCACAGATAATCCATTGATTGTTAAGGGTTCACCTTTTCACAGATGTTTAAACGCAAATATTGTTCCATTATATGTTAATCCTAATGATTATGAGTTCACGAGCAAACTATGGAAAAAGTGTAAATCACTTCAGAGATACATAAAAGCCTGTCCACATCTATTTCTTCCTCATAATTATAAAAAATCTTTATACATTGATGCTAATATTACACTGAAGATTCCTATAAAGAACAAATTAATAAATAGATGGTTGAGTAAATGCGATCTTCTTGTTTTGGAACATCCAAATAAAGTAGATAGAAGCAATTGTGTAAAAGGTGAAGCGGTTGTAGTTGTTAAAAGAAAACTTGAAACAGCTGATAATGTCAACGCTGTTTTTCGTAAGATCATAAGGGATAAATTTCCAGATAATATTGGTTTATCTGAAACATGTTTTTTAGTAAGAAATCACAATAAATTAAGAAATTTCGGTAAAGAGTGGTATGAGAATATACAGATATGCATAAGAGACCAAATAAGTTTCGATTACATGTTGTGGAAATACAGAGTTCGATTTATGAGAATACAAAAAAAACGTGTTCTTACAAAACTTGGACATGTAAAACAAAAAAATAGATATTTACAAAAAAACCCTCAATATGACGTGTCTGCATGTGTCACTTAAGGTACACCAATTTAGATTTTAATTTTCTTTCATTTTTGATGTAGTCTGCAATTATATCAATAATTCTCTTTGGTGCAATTTTTGCGTTCAAACTCTTATTTTTTGTATCAAACCATTTTGGAAACATATTATGATCTCCAAGCATGACATGATATTTATTTGATGTATATGACAAACCTGTGAAATAGTGTATGGATGCCATCCATTATGAATACATTCTATAATAAGTGATCTATCTTTTGCAAACGGTATGCTACACAATTGAGCTCCATATGGACTTATGATAATATCGTGATTTTTGAAGAATTTTATTTGATAATTGAAAGATTTATCCTCAAAATATATAACATCAACTTTTATATTGAATTTTTTGAATATCTCTTTACATATTCTCTCCTCTTGCAATAGAATACAATTTCTTCGACGATTAACAATACCAATTCTAGGTTCATCATTTATTTTTACAAGACCATCTTCACTAAAAAATATTTTCTTCACATCATTCCTATATGGAAACCAATTCAAATATCTATGTTCAATCTCTTTATTATTCAATATAAAATTTCCAGTTGAATGTTCCATTTATATACAAACTCTTTATCTATATCAGCTGCATCATATTTTGAAACAATGGAAAGATCCTTGTATTTATCTTTTAATTTTGAGATAAATCCATCAATATACATGGGTCTGTTATACACAACTAGGATTATCAAGTATCACATTAGCAACAAAGTAAAAATATTGCATACAATGTACAAAATGTGCGCAATGGATATGCTTTATTGGATTTTATAAGGATCTTTTTTATCCATATATACATATGATATATAAATTCAATTTTATGCCCAAAAAAGATATTAACAAAATATATGATTTTGTACATGAAGACGAAACAACAAACAAGTATTTAGAAAAACTTTTACATGTAAAGTTTAATGATGTTTCCAATATGACCAAGAAAGAGTTCAAAATGATTGTAAAAAAACTGAAACAACCAAGTGTACAAAAAAATATAATAAAAGTTATAGACAAAAAAGTTCCAAAGAAACTTATAGAGTACTACAAAGGTTTTGCTGGAGATATTGATACCGAAATTATATCCAAAGGAATAAAGATGTTCATTATGGAATCATACAATAATGAATCACTTTTCAATTTTGATGTGAAATTCCTGTACGATACTAAAGGAAGAGACTGGTCAACATTAACAGATACTAGTCCGCGAGAGTTGATACTTCAGAATATATACCTTCTTTGTACTGGTAATAAACATATTGAATCTGATTTTTTCAAATTCTTTCCACAAGAAACAATAACTATACGATTGAAACCAAAAATAACATTGATAGATATTATTAATGATAAAGAGATATATCAAGGTTCTCTTGGAAAAATTTCTAAAAAGTACAGAGACATTGTTCTAAAATATTTGGATAAAGCCCATGAACATATTTTTGATACAATATTTGCAAGTGTGCTCATGTATTTGTCATTCAGAAATGTTGATTCAGGAGATACAAAAGATTATAGTAAATTGAAGATGCAGAGCTTCAAAATGAACAAAAACAGTATGGTTTACACTTTTTTTGTTAGAAAAGATCAAGTAGATTATTATAAATATGCTATTGAGAATGATATGGATGGTGGAGCTAATGCATGGGGTGAAAGCGATGCTGTTACGATAAATTCAAAGAAAGCGAAAAGTATGAAACTTGGAAAATTACCCAAAGACATTATAATTGACATATTTCCAATGTTATCTACATAACTGTACATCCTTCTTTTTTATTATCAGTTTTTTTGGACTTTTTAGAATAAATTTTGTTCACTATTCTCAAAGTATTATTATGCATTGGACAATTATTCTCACAAAGATATATCAAACATTCATTATTGGTACATACTGATGATGTTTTATATCCCCATGGGCAACCATTATTATGGAGATACCTCAAACATTTGACATTACCACCTTTCGCTGCATCTATAGATGTTTGCATTGTCAATTCACATCCGCAAGTTTTATGTAAGAAGACTATTATATCATAATTTCCAACATTCGCCGCTCTGTTAAGAAGTCCATCTCCAAAACTCACATTGAAATTATCATGAAAATATTCAAAAACATCAACTTTCGAATCTTTTGTAATCATTTTGTAAATTTCAGCATAAGTCAAATCACATTTCCATCCATGCTTCTTCAAAAACTTCAATGCAGGAATTGTCGGTTTTATTTTGGCTTTATTAATAATTTCATCTATATGCTCTGTAGATTCAGCATCACCATCGACCAAGTGTTCCAGAATGTATTCCAAGCAATCAATATATAAGCGTCTTCCAGCTAAAGTTCTGTAATTAATATCAAACTTGAAATCAGGATTCTTACTATGAGCAAACTTCAGAATATCCAAACGACCACGTTTTGTAGCCGAAAAGCACACACTAGGATTAATCTCAAATCCAACTGACATAGCATACTCGAGAAACTCAATTGTTGGATTTTTACCTTCAACAATTTTATTACAAACTGCATCTGTTCTTGGACAATTATGTTTAATAAGATATTTGAAACAATCCATATTTCCACCAATAGCAGCGTATTCTAGAGTCTTATCAATACATTCATATCCCTTACTGTGTAGCAATTGTAGACACTTAAAATCACCTCGTGCACATACAAAAGATGTGTACAATACTCCATCATGTGTAGTTCTATTCGATTGATTCATCATAAATGCATGTCCAATATTGCCAAACCTGTTAATACTATATTCTATCCAATTATATGACAGATTATAAACAGACCAGTCCATAATGTATTTTTGTGGAGAATAACGCAAACCCATTTTATCAATCTTCAAAATACAGTTAATATATCTCTCTCCAAATTGAATACTCTTTTTGGAAAGAATAAGTAAAGCTTCTATAACAGCTCTCGTTTTTTTTGTTGTATTCTCCATCAGAATAACAAAAAAATTGAATCTATCTTCTTTTATAATCTTATCCAAAAATTTTGACCAATCTTTGTAGCAGCAGTTGTCGTCGAAGTTATAAGTCATAATATGTCTAAAAAATTCATAACAATTATCATTAATCGCGTCGATTACAGTTTTATTTATAATTGACCATGACCATATGTAATATCCGTCGTTCTCTACATATTTGGAAAAATATTTTAAATCTTTAATGAATTGATAATCTCGAATACGGTTAGTGTAAATATCATCCCAGTTTAAAAAATTATATAGCCCATGATGACACCTGTTTTTTAAATTTCTATAAAGATAATCAACAATAGAATAAGGAATTTTGTCTGCCCCCCAATATATCAATATCTTAATTCTCTGAATGAAATCACTCTTTGAATCGATAAACATTTTACCACAATCTCTGAAATACTCTGGAGGCAAACTGATACACATGTTATTCTCAAACTCCTTCTCCATCTCTCTGTATAATCTACTTTCTACCAAGTAATCAGGTATATCTTCTTTGTAAATGGATACTAAATTAATTATACTCATTGTACATTAATTCACTAATGATTATTTAAGTATTTTTACACAGAGTAGTACAACTCATTTGGGAATCTTTCAATATCATCCTTCTTGAACATTTTTGTTTCATAACTGTACTGATTCCTAAGTATCTCTTATCATCTTGTTTCTATCAGGTGTGACTCGTAATGTCCAGTCCATTAAGAATTTCGTAAAATACAGTGGTAGAAATCCAAGCTTGATATATATATCGGCATGAGTGTAATCTTCATTAAAATCGAATTGATATGAGTATTTCAATAGTTTGTTCAGATATTTCACAATGAATGTTTCATTATTGAATAACCAGTTACATTTCTCATACAATTTCACGGTGATAAATCTCTATTTTCAAGTGTTATTTCCAATCTTCTCGAGATTCCAAATTCCCTGAGATGTTCTGGCACTTGAGTAGGGGTTGTTGGTGTAAAGAAGTTTATGATATTATAATATGTTGTTTTATAATTATATGAAATAAAATGTAATGGCTGATGGTAGTAAAACAAGAGTGTGTCCTGTAAAGGATTTGAGTTTTGTAATGATTTATGAGGTTTTGAGAGAGTTCGTAAGAGGAAAGTGGAAGCATAATGAAAAGATTAACGTTACTGAATATTCTATAACAACTGTTAATTTTTATCAATAATTTATGATCGTTCGTAAAAAACTTAAAGAATAATATGATATTTATATTAATAATGACTGGAAAAAAGGCAATAGGTATTGACTTAGGTACGACGTATTCATGTGTAGCCATCTGGCAGAACGGTAATGTTGAAATTATAGCTAATGATCAGGGTAATAGGACAACTCCGTCCTATGTTGCATTCAGCGAGAATGAGAGACTTATTGGCGATCCAGCTAAGAGTCAATGTTCATCCAATCCGGAGAACACTATTTTCGATGCAAAGAGATTGATTGGTAAGAATTTCTCAGATGGAACTGTTCAAAAGGATGTTAAGCATTTTCCTTTTAAAGTTGTTGATAAGGGTGATAACAAGACAGGAATTCGTGTTAAAGCCAAGGGTGAATTCAAAACGTTTTCTCCAGAGGAGATTTCTGCAATGGTTTTGGCAAAGATGAAAAGTATTGCGGAGAATTATTTGGGTGACACTGTTACTGATGCTGTTATTACAGTGCCTGCATATTTCAACGATGCTCAGAGACAGGCAACCAAGGATGCTGGAAAGATTGCTGGATTGAATGTTTTAAGAATTATTAATGAACCAACTGCAGCTGCGATTTGCTACGGGTTGGATAAGAAACATCAAGAAGGAGAGAGGAATGTGTTGGTGTTCGATTGTGGTGGTAAATAGTTCTGCTTCCACATTAAAAAAACTCAGTGAATTGCTGGAAAACCTTAAAGCCACTTCCATACCAATAATAAGGTTAAATAAATGGATGGATATTATAGGCAATCAGCAGCCAAGCCCTAAAACAGATGGGAAGGTTCAACGACTAGACTCATATATATATATGGTCCACGAGTGCTGAGGTTCAGACAGATATAAAGATAGTTGATATGTAATTATTGATGGACAGTATTGTATATATTTGCTATAAAATAGACAACAAGAAGCTCAATTTTGAGAACATAGAGTGTGAGAAGTTGAGTAATGGTAAAATTCAAATGGTAATAGATGGTAAAATAATAAGAAGAAAGAATCCTTTTAGAGTAACTTATAAATGTTTTGGTTGTGAAGCATTGAACACTGTTAATTTGAATAATTTTGTTTCAAAGTTATCGAAAGATAATGGGTTGAAAAGTTGTAGAATTTGTTCACAACAGTTTAGTGGAAAGAACATTATTGAGGAGTCTGATAGGAAGTTCAGTTGTATGAGTAATGAATATAAATCTAACTATTTCAAAGTGTACTTGTCTCGAGAAGAGTTTGAGTTGTATCGGAATAGAATAGTGTCCATTCAGAGGGATAAATTTTCAGATCTGACTGGGTTTGAGTATTATCCACACATACAGTTGAACAATCAGAAATACTTTCTCCCTTATTTGATGAATACCAAACAAGAGGTGTTCGAACTTCCGAAACATGTTAAATTCAAGTGTGATGGATGTGGTTGTGATTATGGTTATGTAGATCTTGAAACATTTAAGAATAAACTTAAACTGTTGTGTAAAGATTGTGTAACTGTGACAAAACCATTAAAGATATGCATTTATAAGAACTGTGAGGGAGAGAAAGTTATTTATCATACAAATTTCGAATTAAAATTCATAAAGTTCTGTAATACGAATAGTATTCGTGTTGTGAATTGTTCGAAAGGATTTGAATTACCAGATAAGAATATTGTTGTAAAAATAGTGAGTAATAAGGATAGTAGTAAGAGTTGTGACGGTGTCACTATTATTAATCCAAAAAATTACATGAAAACTATTAAGAGTCTGAATAAGATATAGTCTGACCCTATGTGAAAGCATAGGAAATTGGGATAAAGAGCCCAATGATAACACATCGTGTACATATGCATTATATAATATTGTATTGTGTGCTACGGGAACTTTCGATGTTACCTTACTCTCACTTGATGGTGGATTTTTCGAGGTGAAAGCCACTGGAGGAGACACTCATTTGGGAGGTGAGGATTTTGACACTCAACTTGTTGAGCATTGTCTTAGAGAATTCAAGAGAAAGAGTGGTGGATTGGATGCAACAGAGTCCAAGAGATCACTTAGAAGATTGCGAACGGCTTGTGAGAGAGCAAAGAAAACATTGTCTTCATCAACAACAGCAAATATTGAGATTGATGGTTTGTTTCAGGGGGTTGATTACAACACAACTATCAGTCGTGCCAAGTTCGAGTCTTTGTGTAACGATCTGTTTAAGAAGACCATGAGACCTGTTGAGCAGGTTTTGAGAGATGCATCTGTTTCAAAGAGTGATGTTCATGAAATCATTCTTGTTGGTGGTTCTACAAGAATTCCAAAGATTCAGTCGCTATTGAGTGATTTCTTTAATGGAAAGGAGTTGTGTAAGTCTGTTAATCCGGATGAGTGTGTGGCATATGGTGCTGCTGTACAGGCTGCTATATTGTCTGGTGTACAGGATGAGAAGATTAGTGATATTCTTTTGGTTGATGTTATTCCATTGTCGGTTGGTTTGGAGACAGCTGGAGGTGTTATGACAACATTGATTAAGAGGAATGAGACAATTCCTGCTACAAAGTCACAAGTATTCAGTACTTATGCCAATAATCAGACTGGTGTATTGATTCAGGTTTTTGAGGGAGAGAGACCAATGACAAGAGATAACAGATTGTTGGGTAAGTTCCATTTGGAGGGCATTCCACCAGCACCACGTGGTGTACCTCAGATTGAGGTCACATTCGATGTAGATGCAAATGGTATTCTTAATGTCTCTGCTGTTGACAAGGGAACTAACAAGAAGAGTAGTGTGACAATTACCAATGAGAAGGGTAGATTGAGTCAGGAGGAGATAGATAGATTAGTTGAGGAGGCTAACAAGTATAAGGAGGAGGATGAGAAGGTCAAGGAGAGAGTCGATGCCAGAAATGGTTTAGAGTCTTATGCATACTCTGTACAGGGAAGTTTGGATGAGGATAATATTAAGAGTGCTTC